TCAGGAACAAAGTTCGTGCAGTTCCTTACATATGGGGACTGGGTGATGATACCAGTGATTCGTGCACCACTTCCAGCATCACCTGCCTGGAAAGTAATGGTGTTAGAAGTGAATGATGTGATGCCAGTGAAGATACCAGCAAGTGGATCAGTTGCCCGTGGATATGAGTGCAGAGTGGCATGATCATCACTGTCACAGGTGAATGCAAGACCACCAGTGGCAATACCAATAGTGTCAGCAAGTGTCAGACCATGACCCACAATCGTGGCAGTGGTAACACCACTGGTAGGATCGTAGTTGACAAATGTAGGTGTGGTGGACACACCAGTGTGCCAGGTGGGTCCAATCTTGATTGAATCAGCGTTGGCACTAGAGAAACGGTGACGATTGACCACACCCTCAGGAGGGAATGTAATCATTGCACCAGTGTTGGCAGCACCAACAAAGGACATGTTCTGAATCAGAACACCATTGTGAACCTTGAACAGATCTTGTCCAACGTTTGCTGGGATAACCTGGGTGTTTCTCAGGTCATCACCATCAATGGACACGTTACGTGGCACAGTGATGGGGTTCTGCTCACTGTAAACACCACCAGCAACACGGATCACATCACCAGCACTGGAGACTTCAGTTGCTGCTTTGATGGATCTCTTAGCACTACTCAGTGACCTGCCATCATTGGCATCATTACCATCTTCTGCAACATAGATGATGTTCAGCGTTGATGCACCAGCACCAACCCACTGAAGTTGACCATCAGAATCAGCAGCAAGAATAGATTTAGCAACACCAACTTGAGAGTTGGAGTCATAGAAGACACCGTCAATCCGGACAGTGCCATCAACATCTAAGGTATATGCCGGTTGGGTACTACCAATACCCACGCGGTCATTACCATCATCATATACAAGTTGAGGAGCACCACCAAAGGTGCCATCATCTTTCTTATATTGTATTTGATCCGGACGACCATCTGCAAGAGCAGTGATGTCAGCGGAGTTAGACCAAGAAACACCAGTACCAACAGAGACCAGAACCTTATGGTCTGATCCGGCACTGTCGTTCATGTCATATAACTTCTTACGGACTGCCATGTCCGCATTGAAGTCAACATCCTTAGCAGGTTGCGTGCTACCAATACCTACCTGAGCGGCAGTAACAATGCCGTCAAAGCGTGCTGTGGTTGCAACATCAAGACCGTACTCTGGATTTGTTTTACCAATACCAGTACGTTCATTGTCGGCATCAACGACAAGAGCCTGGTCGCCAACTTCCAGACCCTTTTCGACAGCAAACTTTTTATTTACCGATGCCATTTACCAAAATACTCCTTTTATAAGTGTATTTATCAGGTAGTCCGCATGATATATGCGAGTGCATAGTATTGAGGTCGGTTGTCAATCGCATCACCGTTACCAAGCGTTCCAGTATTCTGGTTACCACCGTCTCCAGTGGAACCACTAACGCTGAGATCAACGTTGTGAGTGTGGTTGGCGTTGTTGGCATCAGTGGTACCTGATGCACTACCAGTGTGACCGTGACCTGGATCCACAACCGCGTTGCTGACGCGAGATCCATCCGAGTGGTTACCGCCAGGAACCTCTTCACCACCGTCATCATTTGATCCACCACCTCTGATCTCAATACCAGTGGTGTTGTTATTGATAGTGACGGACAGCGATGCGGGGTGACTGTGATTGGCGCTCTGGGTACCAGTGTCACCATTCACACTCAGAGTTCCAGCACCGTGAGTGTGTGCTGGTTGACTGTGGAAGTGTTCCGGCAGTTGACCCAGGGTCAGAGTGTAGGAGTCATCACCACCCGTGGCACCAGTGTTGTAACTATCACCAGAACCAACAATAAAGCGGTTTCTGAGGTCAGGTGTACCGTTGCTACCATTACACAGTGACCATCCAGTGGGAACACTGCTACCAGACCACATGATGATGCCACCAAGAGGAATGGTGCCAGGTCCAATGAACTCACCAGCAGTGATGGTGTTGGATGCAACCTGAGTGTGGGAGTAGAGCGTAGAACCAGAGAAGTAAAGGACTCCGTTGTCCTGCAATTCTCCACCAGCACCAGCAAATACGATCCGAGTATCAGTCAGGTCACTGACCGCAAGACTTGCAATCGTGGATGCAGCACCAACAGTCAGACCACCACTGATGTAACCATCACCAGTTGCATCAAACACACGGTGAGCAGTGGTACCAGTGTTGTTGCCTAATGCAAGTTTGTCAAAGGCGTAGTGATCAGTGGCGTCAACCGTAATCGGACCCCACTTCTTCCACGGGGAACTGTCGCCAGTTCTAACATAACCAATGTAACCACCCTTATCAAATGACAGATTGAGAAGAATCTGGTCAATTGAACTGGTAGGAACTGCGTTGGTGGAACTACCATTGATACCAACGATGACGCTGGCACCAACAGCACCTGAACGGTTGCCCTTGAGTTGCAGGTCAATCAGTTCAGTGTTACCCAAACTGTACAGGTTGTTCTTGACAGTCAGGTCATCAAAGTCTGCTGTTACAGGAACCTTGAGGACTGGGGTTGAGTCAAACTTGGTGATGGTGCTGATCTCTTCACCAGTCAGAGCATCAATCTTCTTACGACCGATGAAGAACTCACCCCGGTCATTCATACCAGAGTAGACAACCGTGCCACCACGTGTGTTGATGGACTGTGCCAACAACTGCTGATTGTCATCCAAGACACGGGTTTGTGTCTGAGGCATGCCCGTGCTGTAGTTACCAGGTCCATAACCCACGTATTCAAACGTGTGACCCGAGGCACGGATAGTTGAGTGGCGACGTTGCTCAACAGGAATAACCTTGATACGCTGTGCAGCAACGTACTGAAGGTGGGAAGCAGCGTTGGTACCCATGGTACCCCGTGCAATCTGATCCTTCTGTGCGTTGGTGATGCGAACAATCTCATCCTCAATCTGAAGGAAGTCACCACGGTTGAATGCGTGGGGGTTCTTCAGTGTGATGCTTGTTGAAGTGGTGCTCAGTCCTGCACTGATCTCACTGATTGCACCATCATAGATGGGGATAGTTTGACCATTGGCACGGAAGTTGATACCGTTACCGTGTGCATATGCACCAGCACCAGAGAATGTAGGAGCAGTATCAGAATCAATCAGGACACTCAGTGATGATCCATAACCAATACGATCCTGAATGGACCAGGTGCCATTGTATTCAGTATTAGCACCATTGATAACAATCTGATCACCACGTCTCAGACCGATGTCCGTGTTCATTGTCACGGTTGCGATCTTCGTCGTCGCATTGTGAACAATGTTGGTGATAGAAGTGGTAACACCAACGTGGTAGATAAAACCACCTGTAGATGCTACAGAGACTCCACCAGCGGTGTAAAGCAGGTTCTTAGGATCAGTGACCTGGGTGATGCGATGCAGACCGTTGAAACCGGTGCTACCCACGCCCACAACCTGGACAATATCACCGACAACGTTGCTGATCTCAGTGACGCTGATGGTGGAGTTAGCACCACCTGGATCATACTTAGGACAACCCGCAAGGGTCAGGGTGTCACCAACAGCATAACCCGATCCACGGTCAACCAGGGTGACTTCAGAGATATTGCCAGCAGCGTTGACAACAACATCAGCGGTAGCACCTTCACCACTACCACCAGTAAAGTGGCAACCAAAGTAATACTCACCAGCATTGGTGTTGACACCGAAACCAGCACCACCAACCAGAGAACCAAACTGAAGAATGCCATTCAGTCCATGGTCAACCTCAGTATTCAGTGTTACTGTGGCACCAGAGACAGTTGCATCGGTAATTTTCTTACCGATACCCATGTCATCAATCAACTTATAAGTTGATTCCTTGGTGATGCTGTGCTCAGGATTGCTGCTCTCAACATGTCCAATGTCATCACGGACAGCATAAGATTGAGCATCCAGAGGATCATCTACAACAGCATCAACATCAACAAATGGTTTCAGATAGTTGATGTTCTGAGGGAACCTGTTCCTGTCAATGTTGAATGGTGCCAGGTCAGGAGTGGCGTGGTAACCCAGCATGGTGAGGTCATACACACCATCCTGAACACCAGGTTTGTGCTCCTGGACTACCTCATGGTTGAAGATCTGGTAGGCATTACCATACTCTTTCCTTACAAAGTAAGGAGAGAACGTGCGACCAGAACCAACGACACTGTTATCATGAGTCGTGTAAGGAATACCCGTGGAGATGGTAGTAATGCCGCCCGGATCCGTGTTGATACCGATTCGGAAAGACTTCTTATCAATGATCTGCGAAACATAGTGCAGACCGTTATAACCTGAGTTTGCTTCGCCATGGACGTTATTCTCGGAACGCAGTCTGTTGATCTGAATCAACTGACCATGATGCAGGCGGTGAGGATGGCGGCAGGTAATGAAACCAATGTTGCCATTCCATGAAGCATTAGTAATATAAGTCTGGGTCCGGAGATCCAGATCACTGCTCAGAACATTATTCTCGTTCTGGAAGTTGGTGTCATCAATGACTGTGCCACTATCTTGAATGGTATAACCATTCTGTGGAGGTGCTGCAATAGCAGAACCATCAGGCAACACATACCGCAGACGGTAGATTGCTTCGATGTCCTGGCGGTCATCAATCTTACGAGTGATGAAGGTTGCAGGAGTCTCAGGAGAGATGGAGGACTGGTTGACCTTGACCTTATCGTGTAATGTGTTGCCAGTCTTGACATTCACATACCAACCAGTAGCATCATACTGAATGGGGTGACCCGGATCTCCGGGTTCTTTGTCAATAACGCGAGAGACAACTCTCAGTTGACCACCAGCATTGTTGATACCAGTGAGAGGAACATTAGCAAGGGCATTGTCCTTACTGGTTGCAATCTTGATCTTATCGTTCTCATTTGCAACCGGGTTAGCGATTACATAATACTTCCGGTTGTAATCAATACCATCAGGAAGTGCACCATTATCAGCATAGAAGCAGATAGATTCACCAGTGAACAGGTTGTGAGTCTGATTAGGGCATTGCAGTGTCAGGATGTCACTGGAGATGCTGCTGATACCAGAAGCACGTCCAACCAGGAACTCCTTCTTACCACTTGCAGCAGTTGTGCCATTTGGCACAGTCATCATGATCTCAGCAGAGGTGACCTGACCGTTGATGTTCAGTTGCAGGAGGTCACCAACTTTGTTACCAACAAAGTATTTTGATGCAGTAACGATGGGAACATCATCACGTTGCTTGAAGTCACGCAGATACAGTTTCGTATCTGCCGCAGCAGCAGTATCATCTACATCCAGTTTCAACCAGTTGAATGTAGTCTCTTTACCAAAGTTCTTTTGGGTAGGAAGGATGCCAGTGATGTAACCTTGGTCATCTTTCTGGAATGCATCATCCTTGAAACCGTCACACAACAGGGCGCACGCACCAAAGTTGGAGTTAGAGTTGGTGATGGAGGAGTCAGAACCAGACTCATTGATGAAGTGGTGTCCACAACCCACGGCAAACACAGACACCAACTGAAGTTGTGCGTTGTTGGATGCCTTGATATGGAAGTTCTGCCAATCAGGTTTATGGCGTGCCATGCCATCCGTGTGCAGGATGGTGCTAGTTCCTAGTGTTGCCTGATCTTCATAAACACCACTGGTTACATTATATTTTACAAATGCATTGTCATCTTTGTTCAGGGACACACCCGTGAACTGTGCAAGCACCATGGATTTGAATCCAGTTGCCTTGCTACCATCAGCATGCAGACCGTTGATGCCAAAGACAGAACGGAGAGAGCAGTTGAAAATATAGGGGGATGCACTAGTAACAGTGTCACTCTCAACCGTGACAGTGGGAGAAAGACCACTAAGGTTAGGAGTAGCAGTAGTTGCAGGGGCAGTAGTTACAGAATAAGTGAACAGTGTGTCGCTCAGAACCTGAGAAACAACATGCACACCGTCATATTCAGTGCCATTGACATTGCTATTGCCAGCAACACCCTTGATGTTGATAGGTGTAGCAACAGTAAGACCGTGTGTCTCACTGGTACGGACAGTTACAATAGTGGTCGCAGTGGGGTCAGAAGAGTTGACACCAGAGTAAATATCCTGAATCTGGATCGCACCAACGTTAGAGATGGCACCAACAATCCGAGATTCATCAACAACTTGTTCAAAGTCGTCGTTAGTAGGATAAGTGGGGATCGCACGACCAGATGCATTACCATATGCCAGAGTCAACTTGGCATAATACATGTCAAGGTCGGTCAGACCCTTACCATCCATCTTATTCACACCATCTGCATACTCAAAGCAGGTGAGTTTGTGGTGAGAATAGGTAGGAGCGTAGACGTTTGTGGTGTAATCTTTATAGATCCTGTCAGCAGGATCACCATCAAACAGAGTAAACTCCCGGAAGTAACAACCGCCAGTTACACGGAACAGTGCGGTGGAAGGAATGCTGTTGTTTAGTGGATCTGGTACATACTTTGGTCTAATCTTTGTCTTACGTAGATCAGAACCACAGATTGAAGTACCACGTGGCATGATGACACCACCATTCGCACTGTTGAAGTGGTACAGTACGTTGTTGGAGTCTTGAATGTTGAAGTTGGCACCGACACCAAGTTCAGCGATGCTTTGCGAACCACCGCTTACGTCAGTGACAGTACCTGAGGTGTCAATCTGATAACCAGGACGGTTATCAATATAGTGAACACCAGGCGAAACTACAATCGTAGTCTTGTCAAACTTGTCGTTGTTCTTACCTAGTTGGTAAGAAAATCTAGCGGACTCAATAAGAGCCCGCTGGATAGTCTTGAACGGACGGGTTCTCGAATTACCCGTGTTACTAATATCATCCGTGGCATCCAGTTCTTCTGGATTGACGTAGATGACATTGCCCTGAATATTCTTCAGGAAGTTTTCAAGTCTACTGAGAGGCATTACCTATGAGTCCAGACACCATTCCTTCAGATTATTTAGGAACAGTACCTGGACCAGGTCAAATGCAACTGGTCATCTCGATTTCATCATCGATTTCGATTGCCAGTTGTGCCACTTCCCAGACATTCATAAATTGTTCAGTTTCTGGACATTCCAGTTCTCTGATCGCCCCATCAGACCCGTGGATTGTAAACTTTCGAGCAGGAACGTTGACTTCGATCTTAGTCACGTGCTCGGAATCAAACATAAGCGTCCTATGCTGGAACTCTATTATTATACTTCTTCAGTCTTCTGTTGTCAACACCGCTGTAACAGTAAAAAATGCGTCGATTTTGCCGCCGCCTTGATTACGAACCTTTACAGTTCTACCATAAGGGATTGACTCCACAAACAATTCCTGGAAGCAAGAGTTTGGGGTCAGTTGAACGTGGATGTTATTTTCATCCACTTTGCCATACCACTCCTCAGGGAGATCAATGATCCCGTCAACAGTTACTTTTCCTCGAAATTCAATTGTTGTCATCTAAAATATGATATTTCTTCTATTATAGCATACTATTTTGTAATTGTGTTCTGTGGTCCGCGATAACGTTCATCCAAAATGTTCCGTTCTTCATCATCGGGTGCCATAAACACGTTGGGATCAGGATAATCTTCCCAAGTTTTGCCTTCGTAATCGGTGATGAGGGGGTTGATATCCTTCCTCTCACCGCAAACATGGTAAAAACAGTCGATATCTGCACCAGAAGCGTTGCCACCAACATGCTTCAGCACAACACGGACATTATCAAAGTCTGTGACAATGATGTCCTGTTGTGAACCAATACATGTAATAGAAACTGTGATGCTGTTTTCATGCACCAGGTTCACCCAGTATTCAGGCAGGGTGATCTCATTGCTACCAGTCAGTCTGCCACGGTGATACACGGCGACTTCCGGTCCCTCGATACATGCGTAGCGAAGTCTGCGACCTTCCTGAGTGGGGTGCTGGATGTCGAATGTCTTACCCAGAGAGTCTGCTGTAGAGAACCTGGATGCCAGTCTTCCCTTGTTCAAACAGTCAACTGCACCCGTAACATATACATCACCGTCGATGTATACAGCGTTTACTGCTTCTTCACCGATGACCTCAACATCGCCGTCAACCTGGAGTGCTCTGCCACTGACACCAGACTTGAACTTATCGATGTCCGTCCCAATATTTACAGTTGCTTTAGCATATCCGGAATGCTTCCCTGCTATAACAGGTCCAGTAGCAACCAACGTGCCATTGAAGGGTGCATCACCGTCCAAGGTGTCAGCAGCAGTATCCAGTTTCGCTGGGATTTCTCTGCCGATGTAGACCTTGCCGGTCTCAATGTCTCTAATGCCTGCCATTATTCTACGAGAGAGTTGATGTAGTCCCCGAGTGGACCAGGAATGAGTTTAGACTGTGGTTCATGGATACGAACCATGTCTCCAATAATAAAGTTGAAACCTTTTGAATTCGTAATCAACTTGTCATTAGCAGTGACCGTGGTGTTGTGCCCGATCAATTTAGCAAAGTTTTTGCCCTGCAAATGAATGTCATGCTCGGCATGCAAGAAGATGTCACCAATCTTTGCATCAGTTGCTTTCATGATGATGTCCTTTGCCATCACCGAAAACGTTCCCTTGCAGTCGATGTTGACATCACCATCAGACTTGATATTGATGGGACCAGCACCAGTTTGAATGATGTTGGAACCTTGGTCGTTTTCAGTGGCACGTAGTTCCCACCCACCATCCTCGAAGATCCGCAAGGATGCAGCAGATCCAGCAACAGCACAGACTTGTGCCTTCCGCACTGCCTTGCCATCTTCTTCCCTACCAATACGGAAAGAACCATCCTCAGGATGGTTGATGATATATGGGGGTGACTTAGACATTAGTAACCTTTCGGGCAGTCAATGACAGTGATGACCTGAGCGGTCGGCAGCAGAGGTTTCTCATACTGCTCAATCTTCGTAAACTTAGTTATGGGTCGAATATATGCACCAAAACCAGTCTTAGACTTGATTTTCAGTGCAGGAATTCTGTCGAGACCAACGTCTACGACACCTGTTGCACCTAGAATTCTACCATTTTCAATAATTGGAGTCAATACACCACCATTACTGGTGACAATAGTATCACCTTCCTCATAATCATTACCAGTATTGATGACTTGAATGCCCTCAACCTGTCCAATTACTTGTTCACCATCAGCAGATCCACCAGGTCTTTGCGTTTCAGTCTGGACTACTTCCTGAATCACATTGCCATCAGAATCCACCCCTGTAGGCGTAAGTGTATCGACAGTGACAGTTCCCCCACCAAGATACCCAGAACCAGGGTTAGTAATAATAATGTTAGTAACTTTACCGTCTTCGATGACAGCGGTGCCTGTAGCACCCCGACCGTTATTACAACGATCGACAATAGAAACAAATGGTACATCCTCGAATCCTAACCCAAGATCTTCCATATTTGCACCGACAACTTCACCAACTGAATTGACCACTGCCTTAGCAGCAGCACCAATTCCACCACCACCGAAGATCTCGATGCTTGGTGGTCCACACTCAAATGCACTGGTATTACAACCACCTGCCAGTTCAGCAGTTACACCACCCAGGATCTTACCAGCACTACCGACTCGCTCCACGGTTCCTTGGATGGTGTCAACAACACCAGCAACCTGCCCAACAGAACCAGTGATGGAATCAGCGATTCCCTTCGCTTGTCCAATGAATGGGAAAGTATCCTCAAGGAAACCTTCTACGCCCTTATCAATACCATCAATCAAACCACCCACGTCCAACATACGCTTCAGGTCCAGAACCTTCTTCGGATCAGGTCCAACGTTTGCTGCCCAGTCGAAGGGTTGGGGATCACACTCAGATCCTTCACACTTCATCAACTTCAGACCTGCCTGAAGTGCACCGGTTGCTTTGTTCATGATATCGCTGAAGTTAGGCAGAGCGATACCTGCCAATGATCCAATAGCACCCATCACCGGACCAAGAACACCCTGGATCGTGTCAGTAATCTTGGAGATCAAACCACCCAAAAACTGTTCCGCCGCGCAGAGTGGGAAGTTGATGATCTTGCCAAGCATTCCTTTCAGGAATCCACCGATCATGTCACGGAGACCGTTGATAACGTTCTCCATCAAGCAGTAGGCAATGTCCTTCTGCTTCTTTAGTTCAATTTTCTTGATCAGATTATCTGGAGACAGGAAGGTCAGTGCCTTACCGACTTCCTCATCAATGTTTGCAAACAGGTCTGAGCGTGCTCGTCTGATGAAACCACTCATGTTGCCAGAGATTCTGGCAGATGCCTCATCAATAATCTTATCAATGTTCACCGCCCTATTCAGGATAGGGTCAATGAATCCTTCTTTAGTCTCCTCAAGACCTTTGATGACTTCAATGAAAGACGACATGGTCTTTGCAACGTCACCCATAGCAGACTTGGGAACATCACATTTGACTGCTTTCCTGATCTCAACAGGTTTGTCTAAAATGTGACGGGCAGTCGTCTGTATTGGTTTGCCATCATTATCATCAATCTCTTGATCATTATTAGGAATACTGCCAACCTCAGCAGGTCTGAGTTTGTGTGTAGGACGGACACTGGCACCCAGAGCAGTCTCTGAACCACCAGTCTCTAACACAGAATCAACTGTGATCGCTGAGAATCCAGATGTTCCTTTTTCTAGAACATCATCCCACTTCAGTACATCCTTGATCAGAGAATGTTGGTATAAAGCGCCAAGAATGATTGGTTGTTGAGCATCTTCACCGTCAGCATAGAAACCAATAACAGTTTCTCCACCCTGGATGAAGTTACTAACACCAGCATAGTTCACACCTGCACCCTGACTAGCAGGGACCAGGATGTGTGCCCATGGCAACTCTTCATCCTTGACATCATCTGTGTCTGGATGTTTGCCTAGAACTCTTACCTTGACGCGATAACCATACTTACGTGATTGTTTGTCGCCAGGAAATTCTCTCCATGCAGGATCAACAGGAACCTGGCCAATGAACCAGTGAAACCCGTCACGTCCTGCAAATTTAGATTCAATGCCCCGGTCGTCAATCATCACTCGTCATATACACGGCATTCGAGAGCATCGGGATGGTTATCGCAATACTTTTCTAAAACTTGGTCACGATGACGTGCTTTCCACCCATCATCTTCCTCACCTTCATGCTTATCCATGAAACCGTGCATTTTGAGATCGTCTTGTGTGTACTCAAGCATGCCGTGATTGACGTGCTCTTTCCCGTCCTTGTCAATGAATTCGCTCATTTGGAATAGAATGCGAAAGAATCTCTGACTAATGAGAGTCCGGTAACATCACCACGGGGGTCCCCGAATACATGGGCGAGTTTAGCGACCATGTAGTTACCGGATGAGGGGTTCATGCCCGTTGACTCACTATTTAGTAGTGGGAATGCCATTTTTATGATCATTCCAACTTGTAAATCCAAGTTCATCGGGACAGTCAACTCCAGTGACTGAGAGAAAAGAGACTGAAATCTTCCGGTTGCATGTGCCTGACGCCAGGCAATGGTCTCCGCAGGGGTCTTCAGTTCTGCCTTCTTCTCACTCATCGCACCAACATCAAGAACATTTAGAAAGATTCTTGAATACTTCTCATCAATGTCATTGGGGATATACTGATCTTCGTTTGCAGAATCCAGTTTACTATCCTTGTAACTATATTCTACGAAGTGTGGAGTGCGATCAATAATATTATAGTACCAGTTAGCAGACTTGTATTGTCCTACCATCAACTTTTTGATGATATCATGACTTTCCACAAATCTTGGCGTATCTACAGCAGCAAAGTTATTGATCTTTGTTGAATCAAAGTGTGCAAGTTGCTCGTAACCATGTGTTGCTTCTTCCTGCAATGCCTTATCGACAGAGAAGAACTTATATCCTTTACGCTCACTCTCACATAAGACATAACCAGCACTACCACTCTCGGCAGATGACTTGCCCTTCTGCTCACCAACACACTTAGATGCCAGTCTGCTGATCTGCTTCAGTGGTGGATTGTAGTTACCAGTGAATGTATATTCATTCATGGCAGGATGTGGGATATCAATCCTACTAGGATCAACCTCCAGCACATCTTTTAGAACCTTCTCAACACTATCAGTAATCTTGCCCTTATATCTCTTGATTACCCTAGTAGTCAAGTTAGACATGGTTGTCTTGGTAACACACTCCAAGATATACATGTGTCGCTTGGAGTTGCCCATCTCACTGGCGATATTTGCAATCAGCAACTCATTCTTCTTCTTAGAAGTGAACTCGAATGGTTCTTTGACACTAGGGTGAGTAAATGAAAGCTCAACCTTATTGCCAGCTCTAATGGGTAATGCTTGCGACAACCCAAAGGTGTCGGCAATCATGATAGTGACCTTTAGAGTCCTACCAACTCCCTCCTCATACCTAAGACCCTGAAACTGACCGATCAAGGAAAAGGGTTCTTTGCCTTCTGGAAATACATTTAGTGTCTTAGCTTGATAGCCGTTCAACCACTTCATTTCCAGACCTTCATATAAGATTCGTACTCAAGGTATTTAGAGTAAGGCATGGAAGTTTCTGATGTGATGACACTCTCAGATGCTGGTGGAGACACCATGAATGGCATCTGTTGAGATCCCTGCCCCTGCTGTGTTCCCAAAGCAGCGGCACCGGCAAGCAAAGGAAGAAGCATCGCATTGAAGTTGGTACCACCAGATGCTGCGGCAGGTGACGATCGGAACAG